CTCTGTTGACTTTGTGCCTGTTGACGTTGAGCTCGCTTGGTTACCCATAGACCCTAAAGTGTTAGAAGGCATCACCAAGGGTATCGGTGTGAAGGATAGGTCAGCCTATATTATGAAGGCCGCAAATGCCCTAATGAACGCAGGGCTTGATCAAAACGAGGTGCTCTCGGTACTGACTGATCCTAATAACTATTTAGGACAGGTGGGGTATGACCACGCTCAAACTAAGAACAGAAAGAAAGCAGCTGACTGGGTGTACAAGTACTCACTCGCTAAAGTGGAAGCTGACAAGTCTTTCTTCGACTCACCAATTGTGGAGAGTAAAACTATTGGTGAAGAAGAGATGGCTGAGAACGCTATCGAGTTTGCGCCTACATGGAGGCAGACCTTAGATCGCACCAAAGATGGTGGGTTAAAAGGGACGGTAAAAAACGTGGTAACTATTCTTCAAAATGAAATCGACCCTTCAGTTGTTAGGAGGAATCTATTTGCATATCGGGACACTTACATCCGAGACACCCCTTGGGGAGGTGTCGAGGGTGCAGTAGTGAGTGATGATGATGATGCCAATGTAAAATTTTGGCTAGGTAAGAACTATGGGTTCGAGCCAAGAAAAGAAACCATTATGGACGCATTCACTGTTATCGCTATGGAAAATTCATATGACCCCGTGAAAGATTGGCTTGAGTCACTCCCACCGTGGGATAAGAAGCCTCGCCTCAATACTTGGCTTAGGAAGAATTTTGGAGCCGTTGGTGAGGGCGCTGCCGCTGATGAGTACTTCGCACAAGTGTTTAGAAAATGGATGGTCGCGATGGTGATGCGTGTGTATGAGCCAGGATCTAAATTTGATTGGATGCCGATTTTTGAAGGTAAGCAAGGCGTCGGTAAATCAAGCTTTGGTCGTCTATTAGTAGGTGATCAGTTCTTTTTAGATTGGCTTCCTAACTTAACTGACAAGGACTCTGCCCTTGGTCTTCAAGGGATGTGGGGAGTTGAGATGGGGGAGCTTTCTCAATTTAGAAAGAACGAATTAGAAGTTATTAAAGCATTCATCACCCGTACTGTTGATAAAGTACGTCCGCCATATGGGAGGAGAATGGTTGAGTCGGCAAGGCGCTGTGTGTTCTTTGGGACTACAAATAGAGAGACCTATCTGATCGATGAATCAGGTAACAGACGGTTTAAGCCACTCATACTAGGGAGACTTAACTTTAAAGCGCTTGAGCGAGATCGTGAACAGTTGTTCGCTGAAGCGAAGCATTTATATGATAGTTTTACTGAAACAGAGCGCACCCTAGAATTGAGCGGAATTGCACAAAATTATGAACGTGAAATTCAAGGCGAAAAGATGGTCGAAGATGAAGCAAGTTTGATGGAACAAGCGATGCTAACTTTTAAAGAAAAAGTGCTTAAAAAAGAGACCAGTTTTAACTTCAAAAATTTCCGTATTTTAGATCTGTTTGAAAAGGGGGCAGGGCCACTTGAAAATTGGCGTGCGGATAACAGAAGTGCTCAGTTTGCAGCCAAAATGCTAAAAAAGATCAAGGCCACCAAAAAGAAGGTTAAGGGGTTATATTACTGGGAATGGGCTATTTTTGAAAACGACCCTGCCCCACCCTACCCCACCAAGGAAGATGTGATTTCATATAGTTAAGTCTATTAGGGGGCAGGGGGCAGGGTATATTGACAAAACTTATACTTTTTAATTTTTAGATATATGGTGCTGCTCCCTACACTATGTATAGCACGTGTGTAATACCTAGGGAGGTTTTCAGCCGATATACCCTGCCCCTGCCCCCTAGGTCCAAAAATGAGGTAAAAATATGGCTAAGAAAAAAGTACAAAAAACAGACGGTTTAGGACCTTATGAAATTCAACGATATCGGGCCGCTTTAAGGGACGTTTGGCGACATACTTTGGCTCACTCATTGGTGCGGAAAAGATGCGCTATCGACAAAGATTACAGCCGATGTGAAAAATGCAAAAGGAAGGTCCCTAAGATCTTTGTTGATCACATAATTAATTGCGGCGATCTCGATGGTGGTTATATTGAACGCCTCTCAGTGCCATCTAATAAGCTCCAAGGACTTTGCCGTGAGTGCCACGATGCTAAGACCAAAATGGAGCGATCCAAAAAGAAGCAAAAGCCGAAAGATCCTGAAGATTTTTATTAGATCAAATAAGAGTGTGTCACTACGGTATACACAGGGTATATACCACTTGCTTTTATTGGGCGGGTTTGTTATTCTATATGTGTAAGGCGGTTAACATGAATCAAATGGATAGAGTACTTACGGCGATTAGAGAGCTAAATGAGCAGTTAGAAAAATTAAGAGATGAGTTAGACATCGCAGACTGCAATAACCCGCACGAGAGTATAACGATCATGAGACAGATTTCATTTAAGGTAGAAAGATTACAGGCCTTGATGGAATATAAAACAAAACTTGGAGGTTCATAATGAACGGCGGCACACCAAAGACTTTAAAAGAAGCGATTAGAAATGGTGCAAGTGTTGCGAAAGGCCTTGAGTTTGATGAGACGATTAAAAAGCATGTAAGAGATTTTATGGCTCAAAAATTTAGTGTAGCGATGCTTAAGAGCGAGACTATTAAAAACAAATTAGAAGTTGAAGAGTTACTAGAAGAGTTGTGGACGAATTTAACAGGAGAGGGTAAATAGTATGAAAACGATTTTAATTTTTGGGATGTTATTAGTAGCGCAACTTGCAAATGCGGACACATATCAAGCTAAGTATATACCAACTGGTGATTATGAAAAGATGGATGAAGCCGAACAGCAAGAGTTTGATGTGTTGATCGATGGTATGATTGAGGAAGTGTGTGGTCTCGATGCGCGCATCGCGATCGCTAACAACACCATCAGTCGTCAGAAAGAAGTTGCAAAGCTTACTGGCACTGTTAATGTCACGCAAATGAATAACGCTGGTGGCGCATTAGTTGATGCAACAGCTAATCGTAATAAACGAAATGAGTTATATAAAAAGTTAATGGGTAAAGACTTGAAAGGATACACTTGTGAATAAAACTAAAAGCAAGTTAAAGATTAAGAACTTCAAAGCTGAAGACGAAGCGATTGAAATGTTAATGAAGAAAGCTAGGCGTTATGCAAACGGTAACCTTTCGGCCTGGATACGACATGCAGGGACGAAGTACGTACCTAAGAAGGGTGAAAAGATATTTTAGTTGACAAAGCTAAGGGCTCACCAGAGCCTTATGGCTATATGAAACTATCAACGCTGAAGCCCAACGAACAAAATCCTCGTACCATAACTGATGAGAAACTATTTCAACTTAAAAAAGCATTAAAAGAGTTTGGACCGCTTGACGGCTTTGTCTACAATCGAAAGACCGAGCAACTAGTCAGTGGTCATCAAAGACAAAAGCTATTCGCTGAGTCAGAAATTACGATCACTAAAAAATATCCCAAGCCTAGTAAGACCGGAACAACCAAGGAAGGTTACGTCACTATTGATGGTGAACGCTTTAGCTTCCGTGAAGTGTATTGGGATCTTAATAAAGAAAAAGCCGCCAACATCGCAGCCAACAAAGGCGCTGGCGATTGGGATATGCCTCAACTAGCTGAGTGGATGAAAGAGTTAAATTCTTTTGATGCCGACTTCGATACCGGTCTTACCATGTTTAGCGAAGAGGAAATGAAACAGTTCGAAGGCATCACAGTAAAAGAGCACACACGCGTAGGAGCTACCGGCGTTGATGAAGATGAGGTGCCTGAGAAAGCCCCAGCACGTTCAAAGCTTGGCGATATGTACCAGCTCGGTAATCATCGACTGATGTGCGGTGATAGCACTAAAGAAGAATCTGTGAAGAGACTCATGCAAGGTAAGAAAGCTGATATGGTCTTTACTGATCCACCTTATGGGATGAATTTAAATGTAGATTATGATCAGATGTTTCAAGCATCAGACAGCTCACATAAGAAAACAGGCAAAAGATTTAAAAAAGTTGAAGGCGATGACGTTGATTTTAATCCTGAATGCATACTGCGTATTGAGGCAAAAGAGTGCTACATATGGGGTGCGGATTATTTTTATGATAAACTTCCTAAGGGCGGCTCTTGGGTTGCTTGGGATAAACGAGATGAAAATTTAGATCGAGTACCCGGCAACACAACAGAATTTTTATGGTCTAAAAACCCTCATCGACGAATGTCATTAAGAGTGAAGTGGTCAGGTCATCACGGTATGCAAAAAGAAGATGTTAAAACCCGTGTGCACCCTACTCAAAAACCTGTTGCTTTAATTGAAAAGTTTTTTGAAGAGCTAGGCTCAAAGCATCAAATTATTCTCGATCTCTTTGGTGGCTCAGGCTCAACGCTTATCGCGTGTGAGAAGACTCACCGTACTTGTTTTATGATGGAGTTAGATCCGCACTACTGCGACGTCATAGTCGAACGCTGGGAGAAATACACAGGGCACAAAGCTAAAAAGATTACGCCGGTACATACCTCAACTAAAAAAGCGGTTAAGCCGCTAAGAAGCCGTAATGAAGAAAACAGCAGCCCATCTTAAAAAGCATCAGTTTAAAAAGGGAGAGCCCAGTGCTAACCCTCTTGGGGCTAAGCTGCACAACCCTGAGATCAGAGCGATAAAGAATCTCACCGAATCAGAGATGGTGGAGATTGGCTCACTCATTCTCAAAGGTTCACTCGATGAACTAAAAGCAATCAAAGATGCTCCGGGGACGACGGCACTAAAAGCTATGATGGCATCTGTTGCTATCAAGACAATTGCTAAGGGCGATCATCAAGCGCTCGATGCGCTACTCAACAGGCTCATCGGTAAAGTAAAAGATGAAGTGAAGATCATCTCGAACAACACGAACTCAGTGAGCGGCATGATCGGTATCATTGATGAACAAAACATCAACGCTATACTAAAAAAGATTAGAGACGATGTCTGATGCGCTTGAACTCTTACTCACGAAGAAAGAGTGTGAGCATGAGCATCTGTTCTTCACTAGGTATTTCTTTAAGGCCCGTCAATCAATTAAGTTTAGAGTTAACTGGCACCACGTATATCTCGCGGACATCTTAGACCAAGTAATTCAAGGTAAGATCAAAAACTTGGTGATCAATATTCCACCAGGCTCTAGTAAGACCGAAGAGGCTGTGATCAACTTCATGGCAAGAGGTCTCGCTATCAACCCGCGCTCTAGATTCCTACATCTCACGGGCTCTGACTCACTAGCATCTCTTAACTCGCAGACGGCAAGGGATCTCGTGTTGAGCGAAGAGTTTCAACAGTTATGGCCTATGAAGATCGCAGACGATTCGAAATCAAAGAAGCGATGGAACGTGATGATAGGTGACCAACAAGCTGGTGGTGTGTACGCCACTGCTATTGGTGGTCAGGTCACGGGGTTTAGAGCAGGTCACATGGCTGAGGGCTTTCAAGGCGCCATCATCATCGATGACCCTGTCAAGCCAGAAGATGCATTCTCTACGGTTAAGCTGCAGGCCGTTAACAGGAAATTACAGACTACCGTGAAATCTCGTAAAGCGAACCCTGACACCCCGTTCATCTTGATCATGCAAAGGGTGGGCACTCACGACCCCACCGAATTCATCAAGAGCGGTAACCTAGACGAGCTTGGCGAGATCACCTATGTGAAGATCCCAGCCCTTATCGATAAAGCGTACGTTGCCTCGTTACCGAAGAAATACAGGGCTCTTATTGAGCCATCAGAGACCGATAGTCAGGGCAGGTTCAGTTATTGGCCCTACAAGGAGCCTCTA